TTACATCCGTAACCTTGTATGATGTGTGCTTTAGGTGTCTGCCAAAATTCTCCATGCTCAGGACAAATTATACAAACTTTGGTTGATTTGTTGACATATTCAACTTTATCATAGTTATATTTGTCACCATGTATTTCTCTTGCTTTTATTATAAATTCTTCTTTGTTCATACTTTATCATTGGGAATTTTTACAAATATAATAAAAAAGTTTTGAAAAATCAAGTAAATTAACAATGAAATACATAAAAAAAAATATGGAAGAATTAAATTCTTCCATATTTTTAATTTTCGTAATTTATTGATTATCAATTAGTAACAGAGAATTGCGTAGTCCATCTTGAGGTTAGCCTGTGCAGTGGCAAGACCATCATCACCATAAGAAAGGTCATTAAAATTACATGTTGTAATCCAAGCATTTTTAAGAATCCATCTCTGAACAACAGCACCTGTAGGGTCAAGCATTTCAAGTTCAATATCTCTTTTATAACCAGCAGCATATCCTTGTCTACCTGTTACTGACTCAGAACAGAGTCTAATCCATTCCATAAGTGCCTGTGATGTAGAGGGACCTATCATATCACGGAACGTGACGCTGATGTCTTCCCAAGTATATCTACCAACAACCCATGTACTTGTGTTCAAAAATTGAATTTCAACAGGGTTTTGGTTAATGCTTGGTCTTGAGGCACTTTCAAGTGTCCATTCTTGAATACCGAGGTCAGCAGGAAATCTCATTATCCATCTGTTTTTCTTTAATGGCTCATAAGTAAGCGGGCTCTTAATCAGTAAGTCCATGTGTTATATGTTTTTTTAATTCTTATTATCTTAATTTTAATATAAATAGTATGTTTTTTGTTTTTTTTGTGGAAAAATAGTATTTTTGTAGAAAAAAATTTTATTTTTTTATGAGCAAAATATTAATAACAGGTTCTAACGGTCAGTTAGGCCAATGCATTAAATCGCTTGTTGGTGATTTAGTCGCCACAATAATTAATCCCGTAAATAAAAAATATGAAAATGAAAGATATATTTTCACAACAAGGGATGAGTTTGATATTACTGATGGGGAAATGATGGAGGGGTATATTAAAAACAACCCTGATATTAAGATAATTGTTAATTGTGCTGCTTATACCAATGTGAATGGTGCTGAAAAAGACACATTGCAAGCATTTAAAATAAATAGTGTAGGTGTGAAAAATTTAGCCAATTTGTCCGTAAAATACAATATTTTCTTAATACATATCAGTACTGATTATATATATGGTAAAGTCAAGCCAAAGCCTTGTGAAGAAAAGTGGTTTTATGAGTCATCAATAGGTACAATAACAAACAGGTATGGTGTATCAAAGTTTAGTGGTATGTGTGAATTGGAAAATACCATGGAGAATAACTATTTGATGATAGTAACATCATGGTTATATTCTGAATTTGGTAAAAATTTTGTTAAAACCATATATAATAAAGTCAAAAATGGCAAGGAATGTAGTGTTGTGAACACACAGGTTGGCTCACCCACATATGGAATGGATTTAGCTGGTTTTATTATTGATGTTATCAATAATATTGAAAAGTATAAAGATGTAAGGCTAATAAATTTCAGTAATTTAGGTGTGGCATCATGGTATGACTTAGCGAAAGTGATTGATATGTGGGACGGTGGTGATTTAGTGAAACCATGTTTTAATGAGGATTACATCAGACCACCATATAGTGTGTTAAACACTGAACAACTAATTAAGTTGGAGGGAAATAAACCATATGTCAGGCATTGGTTGGAAGCATTAAATGAATGTTTAGGAAAAATAAAAGAGGACTAATTTAGTCCTCTTTTTCTATATCCTCTTCTATGATTTCCTTATAACCATGTCTCATATCAAACCGTCTCATTTTTTCCTCAAGTTCCTTGTTCTTTAGCTCATGTTCGGTTTCAATTTCATATTTTTTGATTTTCGTATTGGAATCTATACCGAACATTGTGCCTACCCAAGCAAGAATTGTACCGAAAGTAGTTACAACACTTGCATGTATTGCGCCCATAGGTGGGACAATTAAACTGAAAGCAATGATACCCATACCAAAAATGGCAAGTGCAATACCAAGGAACAGTTTAATCCATTCTCTGGATATATTAACATCTCTTTCTTTTAATTTTGTTTTCATGGCTTATAATATTTTTTTACTTTCTTCTATGTATAAATAGTTTTAAATAGTAAAAAATTTTATTGTTCTCTTATATTTTGTGTATTAAATGCTGATTGTTGTTCAGGCTTTTTGTCACATATAGCCCAAATTTTTTTCAATAACTGATATTTTTCATCATCAGGGTTATCAGCTAACTCAGCCATTCCTCTTAATGCTTTTTTCCTGATATCATCAACAAATTCAGCAACGTTCATACCTACGGATTGCATTTCTTTTGGTTCGTTTGGTTTGTCCATAACAGGTTCTTCATGATGAATCTCAGGTTCCATTGTTGGTTCTTCCATGGTTTCAATAGAATCATCAGCCTCATTAAAATTAAGAGCCTCTTTTAGTGTTTTAGGAAATTTTGTGGTCATTTTTCTTATCTCATTAATATTAGTTCTCATATCTTTTCTCATAACACAATATTTTTTTATAATAAATAGTTGTGTTTTACAAAAAATGTTGACTTTTAAGTAATAATACCCTATTTTCCAATAAAAATGAAAAGTATTATTATTAAAATAATTAATTGGTGTTTGGTTAAGATATACACAATTAAAGGCTGGTCAAGAAAAAGAAAATTTAAAATCAATCATCATTATTATGGTGGTGTGAATAAAACCTATGGTATATACATGGGTGATGGCGAATTTTTTGAGACCATGCAATATGATTGCGGAATGGGGGTGGTATATATGGACTCAAAAAGAAGAAAATACAATAATCTCCAATTAGGTTTGTTTAAATGGACTGAATGTGGGGAAATTAATGTTGAACTTGAATGAGATGGCATATGTTTATCTGTTATGTGACAGTGGTCATGACAATGTTTTTAAGATAGGTGTGACCAAGGGGAGCATTGAGAAAAGAATTAAAAAACTACAGACAGGTAATGGTGATGAAATTTTTTTGGTTGATTATTATGAGACTGAACATCCGTTTTATATTGAGAAAATAATGCATCAGAGACATTATCCTGAACATAAATTAAATGAGTGGTTTGAATTAAAACCTGAATCAGTTTTTGATTTTAGGAAAGAATGTGAGGAAATAGAAAAAATAATAATGGATTTGGAAGATAATCCTTTTTTTAAAATAAACAAGTAATGGAAAAAAATATTGATAATAAAAGGTGTTCCATGGAAGAAGACAGGGCAATTCCTATAATAAAGAGTGAGTTAGAAACAATTACCAAAGTAAGTGATTTGGTTGAAGATTATAATATTGCTTTAGGACTTTTAAAGAAAGTTAAAGCAGAAGAGTTTGAGCGTCCATTAGACCTTAGTAACCCAAAGGAAGTATCGGAAAAAAAGGTAAATCAAGTGCAAAAACAAGCATTGCAAAAAAAGATGGATGACATACAAAAGAGTGTTAATGAAATTATAAGGGAAAACCCTATAATTCTTGATAGGTTGGGGTTTTTACCTTTTGATGTTGACACAAGGATGGTGCATGACACTTTTGAGGGTGATATTTTTAATGAAAACTGTGATTTCAAAAACAAAAGTAAAGCGGTTGCACGGTTATTAAGAGATGAAAAAGTAAAAAGAAGGGAAAGTTCAGGTACTAATGAATTAAAAATCGAAGATAGTAATATTACTGATACGGCTTCTTGTTCCCATAAAAAAGTTTTAGAACTAACTGATGCGAAAAATGTCACAATAAAGGAGGATGGTGGAAATATTAAAATCAGTGCATATAGTGAAACAGAAGATATTACAGTTGAATATACAATTAAAAAACTTGGGACAAAAGTTACATATGAAAATGGAATGTTAATTGTTGAAAAAATAAGTGATGGTACAACCAGTAAGGAATAAGAAAATCAAACAAGTTAAAGGAAACAGTCAGCGTTCCCCAAAAAATAGAAAACACAAGGAATATGGAACATCTAAATTAGAAGAAAGATTTGCAAAAGATTTTTTGGACAAATTAGGTGTTGAGTATCAATATCAATATAAGGCTGAGGAAATTGGTCGGTATTATGATTTTTGTGTCACCCTACCGTCAGGTAGTAAAACACTACTGGAGATTGATGGGGATTATTTTCACTCTTACGGTTTACAACATGAGCAAAAAAACCCAATGCAGAAACACAATGAATATGTTGATAGAATTAAGGATGAGTGGGCTTTAATGCACGGTATACCAATTATCAGGATATGGGAACATGACATCAATGATAATCCAAGCAAGGTAATGAAAACGTTAAAGGAAATGCTTGGGGAATATGATGAGAAAAATAAAAAGAAAAAAGACAAGAATAGAAGACATTAAAAAAAAAGTTTTCTAACTAGTTATTTAAAAATAAAAGGAAAAAAAAAATCATATAATGGCAGAGGATAATACACAAGATGTGCAAAGGCAAAAAGATTTGAATTTGCTTAAACATTCTTATTTAATGTACGAACAAACCAAGAAAGAAAGTGAGAAAAGGATGAGACAGAAATTAAATGAGAATGGTGACAGGATGTACAGTGATGCGGACATCGCAAGGGAATTGGAGACAATTAACATTGCGGAGGCTGATATTATACAGAAATATCTTAATTTAGGTGGAACTGAGGAAGAACTGAAAACAGCAAAGAGAACGCCAAGAAAACATACAGGAAAAAGTATTACAGAACTTTTGGATAAGTATGAGGCTGAAGATAAGGCTAAGGCTGAATATGTGAATAATCTTACAAAGGAAAGAGATTTATTGGCAATGAGAGAGGATGAGCGACAGGAAACAAGTCAACTAAACCTTAACACTGAGACGGTTAATGAGATTAAGTTGACACAGAAAACTGAGAACAATCCACAAGCAACATATGATGTCATACCCATACCATCTAATGGTGAGTGTTACAGGAGTAAGATAAATAGGGTACCTGTGGCTTATTTGACCGCTTATGATGAGAACATGATTATTGCGCCTAATTTGTATAGGGACAATAAGATTATTGACATGATACTCAAAGAAAAAGTACTTGATGGTAGAATTGACACTTATGACATGCTTGAGGGTGACAGAGAAGCCATTGTGATTTTTTTAAGGGCAAGTGGTTATGGTAATGAGTATCCTATTACGGCAAAGGACAATGAGACAGGTGTTGAGTTCGATACTGTTTTTGATTTAAGTAAATTGAAATTCAGACCATTTAAGTTAAAGGGTGATGAGAACGGATGGTTTGATTATACTTTACCTGTCAGTAAAAAACAAATTAAGTTCAGGTTTTTAACCCATAAGGATTTGGTTTTGCTTGACAAGTTGGAAAAAGAAGAGGATAGAATGGCGGTTAAAGGTAAAATCAAGGAATATGTTGAGGATTTGGACAGGTTTGTTGAGGATGATGAGAACCTTGAGAAAAGTGAGAGGGTTAAGATTAAACAAGCAATCAGGGCACTTGATGATTGGCAAGAAGAGATGGAGGATGATGAACCTGATTTCACTCATAGTGTGACAAATAGATTAGAGTTGTCCATAATGGCTGTTGATGGTATAACTGACAGAAAAATGGTCAGGGAATTTATTAGGAACATGAATGTCAGGGACAGCAGTTCATTAAGAAAATATATCACTGAAAATGAACCTGGTATTGATTATAATGTTGAGGTTGAAAAACCTGAGAGTCTGGGAGGTGGCTCAATGAAAGTGTTTCTACAACTTGACCAGTACCTTTTTCTCAACATTGCCTGATGACTATGAAAAAAGGCTTAAAGATGAGATATATGGTTGTTTCAAATACATAGGTATTCCTATTGAGACAGTTTATAACATGCCTACTCAGGATAGAAAATATTTCATAATGAAACATAATAGTGAGCAGGAAGAAAGTGTGTCAGCACAAAAATTGGCGGAGCAAAAGAATAGCGGTACAATGAGGAATAACAGTGATTTGAACACCTATGCAAGATTGGAACAAAGTAACAGAAGTAAGGGGACTAATTTTTAATGTTAGCCCCTTTTTTTAATTAAAAAAATTGTTTGTGAAATATTTATATATGATAAAATGATTTATATATGGCTGATGTAAATATTACGGAACTAACCAAAGCGATAAATGAGTTAAACAAAAGTGTTAAGACTATTGGTGACCTTGGTGGAAAATTTGAGGGGTTATCCAGAGTAATACAAGAGAATGTAATGCAAAGACAGGATGGCAAGGGTAGATACCCTGGCTATTCAAGAAACTATTTTGGTGAAAGTAGTAATTACGAAGAAGCCAAGTTCAGAAGAGACCAAGCGGCGCAACTCAACAAGAACAGTAGGAATGTTTTTGGCAGATTGTTTGGTTTCGGTGACGCTATGTATAAATCCACACAATTAAAAAATTTTCAACATGAACTTGAAAAAACAACAAAAGAACTTGAAAAACAAAGGGACATTGTTAAGGAAACCAAAGAAGAAGTAAAGGAACAGAACAAAGCGTTTGAAGACCAAAAAAAACAATTAGATAAACAATTTAAAGATAAGAAAAAAGAGAAGGCTGTTTTAGAAGATTTAGAGAGTGGTAAAAAAGTTGAAGACATTTTAGGAAAACATAAACTAACCAAAAGACAAACTGAAGAACTGTTAAAACTTTCGGAGGAAAAAAATAAACTTCAAGCGAAAGAAAACGACCTTGAGGAAAAGGAAACTAAACTTCTTGATAAACAAGGAAAACAATATGAAAATCAGACCAATCTTATTGAGCAGAAAACTGACGCAATAAGTAGAGGTTTTCAACAGATAAAACAAGGTGGTAGGGATTTACTTAGAATTGGTAAACAATTTGCTGATGCTTGGATGAAAGTTGACACCGCATCCGCCAATTTTGCGAGAAGTGTTGGTATGGGTGGCAGAGGAATGGCTACCATGAGGAACAACACCATTAAAACAATTCAAAACAGTAGTATTGCAACAGATTATGGTATTGAGAGTCCGGAAGAACTTTTAAAATTAAGACAAGGTTATAGTACCGCAATTGGTAGAAATAGTGTAATGAGTTCATTTGATATAAACAATGCTGCTGCGTTAAGTGTTGTGATGGGCGAGAAGGGTGGACAATTGGCCGCAAGTCTTGAAAACTTTGGTTTGTCATATTCTGAGGCTGCTGAGAGAGCGGGTAAAATGTATAAGGACGCAGGTAAATATGGTTTGTCCTTTGAGAAATATTCAGAAAATTTCTTGCAAAATATTAAAATGGCACAAAACTATACTTTCAAGAATGGTCTTAAAGGTCTTGAAAGTATGGCTAAAAAAGCGACCGCGATGAAAATTGATATGCAGCAAATGGCAAGTTTTGCTGATAAGGTCGGAACATTACAAGGTGCTGTTGAGACAAGTGCGCAGTTACAGGTTTTAGGTGGTCCGTTCGCACAGTTTAGTGACCCTCTTGGTATGCTTAATGAAAGTATGACTGATATGGAGGGTCTTATGGACAGATTTAC